ACCACCAGCAACAGAAGACCTCAATTCTTCACCTATTCCGGGGAAATAACTATTTAATTCATAAATCAGACTCTTAAGGGCATCTGTTTCTTTTGCTGTTTTGTTAGTCTTATTTGCAAGTGCTGTATAAACTGAAATTAATTCTTTTACATTACTAATTTCAAGTTCCATTGTAGCAGATTGACTCTTCATATTTCTATCAAACTCTTTCAAACTTTCTGTAGTCTTGTTTATAGACGCCCAAATACCATAACCAATAGCAGCAGCAACAGCAAGACCTAAAACAATTATAGGAAGCATTGAAAGTTTCAAAATAGTAAATGCCCTTGCAAGTTGTAAAACCATCATGGCAACATTTTTTATAACACTTAAACCTAATGCCATAATAAGTAACCTGCCTAAATTAACAGTTATTGCCTTAATCTTTTTAACTAATCTTGATGCAGGACTTATTGGGTCTCTTAAAGCCATAGTAAAATCTGCAAAACGGTCTGCTACTTTCTTAACAATATTCTTAAGGTCTCCATACTCATCTGACATATTAACTAAGTTGGCTAAAAATACAGGTATGGTTGACTTAATACGTTGCATATTATATTGAAGCCCTCTTGCTGCACGGGCATAAGCCTTCATGGTTTCTCCACCACGCTCCTGCATAGCATTCATAGCATCTTGATACTTATTATAATTCTGTAAGGCAGCAGCTAAACCTCGGAAACCACGAATCTGAGGGAAAATCTGACCAAGAATATCACCAGTGCTATCACCCCAAACCTTAGTTAAATCATTCAATTGACTTAGTACACCAGACAGACCCTTTGCTTTTAGGGTTGTAGATGAAAGAGTGACACCATACTTTTTTGCCATCTCCATAGATTTCTTTGAAGGACGTATGAAACCACGAATAATTGCATTAAGAGAGACAGCAGCAGGACGTGACCTAAGACCAGCCTGAGTCATTGTGGCGATTGAAGCACCAAGTTCTTCTGCTGATATACCAGCAATACCCATTGAAGCTGACACAACACCAAGGACGGGGGCTAATTCGGCAAAGGTTGTACGACCTTTCTTGACAGTCGTAAATAGGATATCCATAATATCTATAGAGTCTTTTGCTTCAACCTTGAAGGATTTCAACATGGTCAAAAGAGCATCAGTGGATGTTGCAGCATCAGTAAATCCAGCGGTTGCACCTATAAGGGCCGTTTCCAAAACACCCGTAGAAGCACCAACATCAATCTGAGCAGAAAGAATATCATAAAGACCCTTGGATATTACTTCAGTAGATTGTCCATAAGTAACAGCCATTCTTTCAACAGAATCTGTCATTGATTTAAGAAGATGCTGATTATCATCTAACATCGTAGATACCATCAGCATTTGTCTTTCAAGTTTTCCTGCCGTTATTACAAGAAGAGAAATACCGGCAATGGCACTAGAAATAGCACCAGTTAAAATCATGGCAGAACGCGCTGCTTTATGAAACGACATTTCCATCTGCCCACCCGCAGCCCGCCAAGTCTCAGACATCTTTATGGTTTGCCTTTTATAATCATCAAAGAAACCAGCCTCCTTTGAAAAAGCACCAGTTTTGAAGTTGCTAAGTTGGGCATCTAAACCACTTTTAACTTCTTTCCTGTAGGCTTTAGGAGTAAGTGCCTCCCTACGCTTATCTAACGTCTTTTTATACTGTTCAACTGCTAGGGCTTGCAGCTTTTTATCATCCTTATATATCTTCTGCAAACTTTCAATTGCTGCATGTTGATGAGAAAGCAGGTATTTCTTTTTCTTACTTGCTCCTTCAGCGGCTGCTTGACCAGAAGCTATAGCTTTTTTACGTTCTGCTGTAATAATTTTATTAGCATTAGTCTTAGCAGCATTCTCTTGAAGACCAGCCATCTTCTTTGCGGCTGAATAGGCATCCGTCACAGCTTTTTTCTTTGCTGCTGATGTCTTTTGCTGACTCTTTAATTCCTCTTGTAAACCCTTTTCATGTGCTACTTCAATTTTTCTTTGCTGTTCAACCGTAGCGGCTGCTGCTTTTGTCTCTAAAGCAATTTTAGCTTTGGCCTTTTTTTCTTCCCCGATTAAAGCTCTTTCGTGTAAACCAGCCATCATTCTTTGTCTTTTAACATCTTCTTCTTGAAGACGTTTTAAAGCTGCATAATACTCTTTATTAAGCTGATATTTTGTTTTTAAAGTCTGCTTGGTTGTTTCTGAACCCGTCTTTATAAGTTTGCCATCTTCTACCCTATACAAATCACTTTTGCGTGTAGTAGCTACTTTATAAGCATTACCAAGTTCATCCAAATGCTTGATAGCTGAAAGTGTCTCTTTTTTATGTACTTTAGTAAAACGGCCCTTTGCATCTTGGGCTTGTTTTATTGGGGTAACTACACTTTTTCCATAGGAAGCCCCTAGTTTCCTTAACTCAGCTACTGCAGCGTCAACACCTGTAACTTTAGTTAAAAGATCAAGTTGTAATGCAGCTATACTATTTTCAGTAGCCATTAGTCAACATACCCTCTCGATTGCGCTTTTCTGTGCATCATTGCACCAACACTTTTATTAGGAAAGCCACCGCTACTCTTAGACGATGAAAAAAGTTCATTATGCGCTGTTAAGTAGGCGGTGGCTTCCAGTATTGTTAATTGTAATACATCTTGTGGTGTAAAATACATTACAACACCTACAAGTGTCATTAAATCTTCTAAGGTTTCTCCTCTACCTCGTTTTCTGTTGACCCCTTTTTTTCGGGACTGTCCACTTCTCCATCCTCATCATCAGCGACACCACTAATAGTACGAACAATGTCACCAATTTCCTGAGTGCTCTCCAAAGGCAAATTACCAATATCTTCCTTCTTTAAGTCAGGATAATTCTTCTTTAAGGACTGATATATCATAGACTGAAAACCAGTAAGCGAAGAAAGTTCCTCAAAAAACTCATCACCCATTGGCTGGTTGATGATCTCTCGAATTAAAATACGACGTTCATCCTTATCTTCAATAAGTTCGCGCACTGTTTGAACCTTTTGACTTTGAAGGTCTTTCCATATATTCGTAAAATCTTCAAAAGTTAATGGTGTTACCTTATAGGTTTCACCATTAAAATCAACATCAACAGGCTTCGCACATGCACCCTTAATTCCTTTAGCCATACTATTAACCTCCTCCAATAAAAGAACCTACTTATTACCAACCAGAATAACTAATACCATCCGTTCCTTGGAATTCAACACTATAAGTCTCCGCGTCACTAACACCAACATCAAAAGAAACTCCAGTAATTATGAGATTACCAGTTAAATACCTAGTAGCATCAACATAAAACTTTGCTCCTGTAATGCTCGTGCCAGCAGCCGGTGGACTTGTAGTATCGTCTATGAAGCACTCAACACTTCCAGACCAATCCGTCAAGCCCGCTATGTACGTATGCGGACCAGTCGAAGTGAAATCTGTAACGTCAAGAGCGTCACCGGACAGGTCTAAAGACCAAGAATTCTCATTCTCAGTACCAGTGAGACCAGTAATACTTGCGTTGTACCCGGCAATCTGACTCATCTTACTCTCCTCTAATTATTATTAAAATGTAACCTGCTTACTAATTGTTATACTTCTACTTGTAGTTACCGGCTTAGAAGTTAATACATCTGAAACCGTAACTTGTTTCGTAACAGTTATAGGCGCTGTTGAATTACTTACAGTAAGTTGTGTTGATACAGTTATTGGTTCTGATGTATTTGGCAGAGAAGTTGTAACTGGACAACTAACTGTGCTATAAGCTACATTAGTAACCAACTGAGGCGCAGAACCAGTTGAATAACTCGCACGGTTAAGTGAACCCGAACCTTGAAACTCAATTGATAAAGTAACTACATCCTCTGTTGAAGCATCTATAGAAACGCCTGTAACTAAAACATAGCCACCCCAATAAGTATGAGCATCTACATAAAGGCGCATATCCGCTTCAGTTACATTCGCCACAGGTGGTTCTTCATTAGTATCAAGATAGTATTCAATTGTTCCAGTGAAAGTTCGCAGTCCTGCTATATAAGACTTTGGACCTGTAGTTTCAAAAGAAGTAACATCCAGAACATCACTACTATCTTCAAGCGACCAACTGTAAGGATTTGCATTATAACCATTCGTAAACCATACATCGCCTTTAAAACCTGCAAGTTGACCCATCCTTACTGCTCCTCTAGCAAAATTCTATAATCAACAGTATATTGCCATGTTTTAGGGTTAGTATCTAATCTATCAGGAATATTAAATATTCTCTTACAATATATAGTATTATAACCGGAAACTGTTAATTCTGCAAAATCAAAGCAATCTATTAACTCTTTAAATATATCACTTACCTCTACAGAACTAGTTTCATCAGATACAATATGAAAACGAACATCAAGACTTTCCAACCTATCTTTACCCATTACCCATGAAGGTTCTGAGTTTATAATACGGAATGCACAGAAAGGAAATTCAGGTGTAGCACTCCTTTCTTGTGCAGGATCAGAATAATAATAGAAGTTACTTACAACTGCTACTAAAGCAGCAGTATTCTTATACTCATCTATTATTCCTTTTTGTAATTCTTTCATGCTATAGATTAACCTCTACAGTTACCTTACGCGTTTTTGCCCTTCTCCAAGCACGTTTAAGATGCTTCTCTAGTATACTTGGTAATTTACCTTTAACATCGTTTAATGCAGGCTTTAAGAAGGGATGTTTTAATGTAATACCAGTATCCGCACCAAAGTATTTAAGTTTAAAACCGACTTCCCAAAATAAACCAATAGGTCTTCCAACCTCTGCATTCCAAGTATTATCAACATAAACTCTTGAATGTGGTATACGTTCTACTGAGCACCCAACATAACCAGCAACAATAGGTTCATCACCCTGTTGAATACGTCTCACTCCATAGTGAATATTATCTCTTACAATAGCGTTAGGTGCATAACTTTTAGCCCTTTCCTTAATTTCATTACAAATCTCAGCCATAGCAGCTTCTATATGATGTATGTTAACACCCCACATATGCTCAAGGTCTGCTACTATTTCAGTAAAAGCCCTCGCTATGTCTGCTTCGCCTGCCATTAACTCACCCTGCTTACACTGATTTCTAAATGATGTCCCATACCAGCAGCATCTATTACACTATCCACTTCAAATACAAAATCTTTATAAGGTTTACTTTGACATACAATTTCATCGCCTTGGTCAATGTTAACTACATTCCCATTATATTTTGGTTCCATAAAAATTAAGTAAGCACTAACAACAGATTCTCGATCCTGTAACATACG